CGTTTTCCTTTTCTTTCTTTCCTTACTTCTTATATCGACATTCTACAGACTAGACTTGAGTTTGTCAAGCGTTTTTTCTGATTTTTTTTGATTTTTTTTCGTGTGCAATTATCATGCCAAAACTTTTCAGCAAGAACGTGTCGTAAGTCTAATGATACCAAGGACTTACGTCTCGCGGGCAGGCTGTCGGTCATAAGTCTAGTCATACCAAGCACTTACGAAAGGTGGTGGTATTATATCTTTGGACATAAAGTACCGTCGAAATATGTAAAAACACCGGGTGGTTCAAACACAATACGAACAAATAAAATATAATGTCTAAGCTAATCTATTCTGAGTGACCCTATTAGCAACAAAAGTAGCACTTTAGGTATAAGTGTGTAGTTTCTTTATGTCTCACATGATAATAAAAGAAGAAGGAGAAACAAAATGCCCCAGAAAAAAACAAAAATAGTTTCAAAGCTGCAAACACGCAGCATGGCCCAACTAGACAAAGAAATAAAAAAGATCCTAGAAGATCAACATGAAGACCGCCCCATAGAGCATCTTTTTAGTAGTGGCGAATGGGCTGGATCATCGCCCCCACATCTTATTCATGGTAAACCATATGAAAATACCAAAAAACATGGAAGAACATGAGGTAGTTGCCCTCATAATTAAAGTCGCTAAAAAACTCGCCCCTAAATTTGTTTTTGCATCATATGATGAAGACGATATAGTTCAAGAGGCTTTTATCATTGGCATAGACGGTCTTGATAAATATGATGAAACCCGCCCCTTAGCTAACTTTATGTTCACTCATATTTCTAATCGCCTCAAGAATTTCAAGCGAGATAATTATTATCGACTAGATCATGGATCGGGCTTTGATATTCAGGCAAAGAAAAAGAGCATTTTAGACGCCATTGATATATCAAACATAAATTCCGTGTGGTCTAAAGATAATAATTTGGCGATCTTACAACATCAAGAGATGCTTGACATAATAGACAAACAACTCCCATCAGAATATCGCCAAGATTACCTTCGCGTTCAGCAAGGGGTTCCCATACCAAAAACCCGCAGAGAAAAAATCTTCAAAATAATTCAAGAAATAATAGAGCTAGACCCTCGTTCTATGCATAATGATACGGAAGAGGAGGAGTCATGAAAAAGGGTAGATTTTCTATGGAGGAACGTGCCTTTATCGAGGCGAATGCCGAGGTTGTGTCTCCCTCCAAAATTGCATCACACTTAGATAGAGATGTAACGTCAGTCGTCAACTGGATCAAGGAGAATCTGGGATTTTCCCAAAAGGACAAAGCAGAAATTGAGGTTGCTAATGAGTTGCCTTCTAAGCCATATTATAAGGAGCTAAAAACCCAGTTCTCTAGTGAGGAACTTCAGCTATTTGAGTTTCACTTTAAGAAAATGTGGAGTCAGTTCAAAGACGACGTATTCCATACGGAAGAAATGCAAATAATAGATACCATAAAACTAGAAATCCTTATGAACCGCATTTTGCGTAGCCAACAAGAGAATCAAAGTGAAATCCTATCTATCGAGCGGATTGTCCGCGAGGAAAAGACGCGAGACAAAGATCAGAGGGACATGGATCTAATTATTCAATTTGAGCGACAAATAGCAATGCTACGGGCTTCACAAGAATCCCTAAGTAAAGACTATAAGGATCTTCAGGCCCGCAAGGCTACAATGCTTAAAGATCTGAAGGGAACGCGAGAGCAACGAATTAAAGCAATTGAAGACAGCAAGCAAACTTTTGCAAGTCTTGTCAAGCAGATTGCGACAGATCCAAATTTTCGCACTCGGATTGGGATGGATATGGAGAAGATGAGATTAGCTATTTCCCACGAGACAGAACGTTTATCGGATTACTTTAAATATGAAGACGGAAGTGTTGACCAGCCTCTATTGACTCCAGATACGCTAATCAAGGAAGAATCTAATGATGACGCTTTACACAGAAAGGATTGAATATGGAACACGGCCTCACAGTAATTATTTGTGCATGGGCATGTGGTTTTAGTATAGACTTGTTGGTTTTATATATTTTCTATCGGGCGGCAACTAGGAATGACAAATGAAAGCACTAATTTTTGGTATTACCGGACAAGACGGTTCGTATCTCGCGGAGCTTTTGCTTGATAAAGGCTACGCTGTAACTGGCGTTACACGCAGAGTTTCTGTAGACACTACCTTACGCATAAAACATTTATTGGACGACATTAAAATCGCTGAATGCGATATAACTGATCAGTTTTGTGTTCATAATGTTGTTTATACTGAGCAACCAAACGAGATTTATAATTTAGCGGCACAATCCCATGTTGGAACTTCTTTCAAGCAACCATCAGCCACATGGGCAGCGACTGCTGGTGGATGTATGAATATTCTTGAAAGCATTAGATATCACAATATGATGAATAAAGTCAAATTTTACCAAGCTTCATCCAGCGAAATGTTTGGGCGTAATTACGATATCTATCCAGATGGAACCAAGTATCAAAATGAATTAACTAAATTCAAGCCACAGTCACCATATGCTATTGCAAAATTGTCTGCACATTATCTTGTAGATAATTATCGTGAAAGCTATGGGCTTTTTGGTTCTAGCGGGATTTTATTTAATCATGAGTCAGAACGTCGCGGAGAAACGTTTGTTACAAGAAAGATAACAAAGTGGATTGGTGAATTTGTTGTGAGCGGCAAGTCTCCTAATTTTCCTGCACTAAGACTAGGTAATTTAAATGCACGAAGAGATTGGGGCCATGCGAGAGACTATGTTCAAGCTATGTGGCTCATGCTTCAACAGGATAAACCAGATGATTATGTGATTGCAACTGGAGTAACTCATAGCATAAGGGATTTTTTAGATGAAGCTTTCAATTGTATCGGTATTAATGACTGGAGTAATTTTGTTATTGTTGATCCTGAATTCTATAGACCAGCAGAAGTAGATCATTTATTGGGCGTTGCAGAAAAAGCTAAAAATATGCTTGGGTGGGAACCTAAAATTAATTTTAAACAATTAGTAAACAAAATGGTGGAGAGTGATATACATGAAGCGGAATTACGAAGATCCAGAATACAAGAGATTTCGTGCTAAAGTATTAAAACGTGATAGATTTAAGTGCCAAATGTGTAAATCTACTAAAAGGTTAAACGTGCATCATATTATGAAATGGTCTAGTGCTTCCTCGTTGCGTTATGATGAATCTAACGGGATAACATTATGTTATTGTTGTCATAAAGACATCACAGGCAAAGAATCGTCATACGTAAATTATTTTAATGAAATTATAAGGAGAAATTCAAATGGCAGATAAAAAACCATTCAGTTTTGAGCCAACACCTGTTGTAGAAACAGTAGAGCCATTAAAAGTAGCTAAAGAATCTGCTGAAGATTCTGTTGTTAGAATAATGACCGCTGGCGGCGAAGAAAATGTAAAAGTTGATGCAGCTGAATATTGGGCTGTATTTAAGAAATTTAAAGCAGAAAGACATAGCCATAAAATTCATATGTGTTATGACGCAAACAAAAAGGAAATGCACATTAAAGCATGAGTATCCCAGATTACAAAGTAATTAAAGACACAAGAGAACAGGATGGATGGGTATTTTCGCCTTACGACAAATGTACTGGCATGGAGATTGGTACGCTTCATACTGGCGATTATACTATGGTTGGCTTTGAGGATATTGTATGCATAGAAAGAAAGGCTTGTGTATCTGAGATTGCTATGAATCTAGGCAAAAAGAAAGGAGCTTTTAACGCAGAGATGGAAAGAATGAAGGATTTTCCTTTTTCTTTTTTGGTCTGCGAGTTCGATATGGCGGATGTTTTGAGATATCCAGAAGGATCGCGTGTACCAAGGAATTTACGGGCGAAGGTAAAAGTCACGGGGAAATACCTATTAAAGTGCCTACTGGAGTTTCAAGTGTGGTATGACACTAAAATCATTTTTGCCGGTAATAAGAATAATGCTTTTCTCGTTTGTAATAGCCTGTTTAAAAGGCTTAATGAACTTTTCCACAAAAAGGAATAAGAAGATGAGTTTACCAGATCAGGTATGGGTAATGGGACATAAATGGACCATTGAAGCTACTAACGACGATTGGCTAGATGATACTGATTCTTGGGGCGAATGCTGTTCACGTAAAAGAAGGATAAGAGTTTATACTAAAGGCGGTGGATCAATAACGCGAGACACTTTGCTACATGAAATTTTACACGCTTGTTGGAATATTTTGGCCTTAGAGCAAAAAGAAGAAGAAGAGCGTGTTGTTAATTCTATGGCATCAATACTTATTGGGCTTATTGACGATCCAAGAAATAAAGATATAGTAAATTTCATTATAGGAAAGACTAATGATAACGGACCAACAACAAGTTGATGATGCTTGGTTAGGCATTAATGTTGATGAAACAAAATTATTTAACCCAATGGACTTCGTTATGGAGTCGGGAGATAATGAAAAATTAATAGAACGTATTGCTTGGCTAATGATGAGGCCTGAATACTTTTCTTTTGTTTGTAAATATGTTTTAAACATTGAATTATCGCCATTTCAGGCGTTGCTTTTATATGAGATGTGGAATCGTAAATTTCCAATGTTGATCGGTAGTAGAGGTATGGGTAAGTCCTTCATACTATCAGTCTATCCTCTTCTTCGTGCATTATTTATGCCTAGACGAAAAGTTATTGTTGTTGGTGCGGCATTTAGGCAGTCTAAGGTTTTGTTTGAATATATGGACACGATTTGGAAAAACGCTCCAATATTAAGAGATTTATGTGACAACAATAGTGGTCCAAGCAGAGACGTTGATAGATGTGTTATGAGAATAAACCAGAGTACTGTAACATGTCTACCTTTAGGCGATGGCTCAAAGATTAGAGGTCAGAGAGCTAATGATATTATCGCTGATGAGTTTGCTTCTATACCAAGAGATATTTTTGAAAATGTTGTTGCTGGTTTTGCCGCAGTATCTGCTTCTCCTATAGAAAAAGTAAAACAAAAAGCCAAAGCTAAAAAAGCAAAAGAGCTTGGTATAACCTTAGAGGAAGACAGCCAAGAAGTAGATCTTACAAAGGAGCAGTCAAATCAGATTATATTATCTGGAACTGCTTATTATGATTTTAATCATTTTGCCGAGTATTGGAAAAGATATCGCTCTATAGTGAATAGTGGCGGCTCTACTCATTTATTGAAGGAAATTTTTGGCGAAGATCCTCCACCTTCTTTTAATTGGAAAGATTATTCTGTTATTCGTATGCCAGTAGAAAAGCTTCCAGAAGGATTTATGGACGAAGCACAGATAACCAGAGCAAAAGCCACTGTTCATGCTGGCATATATCAGATGGAATATGGTGCCTGTTTTACAACTGATAGCCAGGGCTTTTTTAAGCGTAGTCTTATTGAGTCCTGTACATGCTCTCAGCTTAAACCAATAAACCTTGGAGGGGAAACTATTCATTTTGAAGCAATGCTAAAAGGTAATCCAAAAAAAAGATATGTGTTTGGTGTTGACCCAGCCTCTGAAGTAGATAATTTCAGTATTGTGGTTGTTGAGTTAAACGGAGATCATAGACGAATTGTAAATGTCTGGACTACAAATAGATCACAACATAAAGATCAGATTAAATCTAACTTAACTACTGAATCAGATTTTTACGCTTATTGTGCAAAAAAAATTCGCAGCCTAATGCAGGTTTTTCCATGTGTTGAAATTGCTCTCGATGCTCAGGGTGGTGGAATTGCGGTAATGGAAGCCCTCAAAGATAAGGACAAGATACCAGAAGGCCAAGTGCCAATTTGGCCGACAATAGATGAGGATAAGCCAAAAGACACAGACGATGAACACGGCCTGCATATTATTAAAGTTTGTCAATTCGCTAAGGCTGATTGGCTTGCTGAAGCTAATCACGGGATGAGAAAAGACTTAGAGGATAGGGTTTTGTTATTTCCTTTTTTTGATTCCGCTAGTATTGGTTTGTCTATTGAGCAAGATAAAATAGCTGGCAGAAGGTATAATACTCTTGAAGATTGTGTTATGGAGATTGAAGAACTTAAAGACGAGTTATCTATGATAGTTATGACGCAAACAGGTTCTGGTCGTGAAAGATGGGATACCCCAGAAGTTAAAACGGCACCAGGGAAAAAGAATAGGCTACGTAAGGACCGCTATTCATCACTTTTGATAGCAAACATGTCTGCCCGTAATTATGTTGTAGAAAAAAAGATAATTGACTATAGCACAATAGGAGGTTTTGCTATTGGCTCTAATGACTCAAAATTTAAAAATGAAAAAATGTATCATGGCCCGAATTGGTTTACCGATCAAATAAATGGTGTCTATTAATTTTTGTGTATGTAACAGTAATCAGATTGATAATCTAATAGCAATCTAATTGCTTTACTTATATTAATGGAGCCAGGAATATGTCAGAAGAATCTCTATATCTTACTTGGGATAATGAAACAGGAAAACAAGACGCATATAAAAGCACAGCTAGCAATATAGACGCATATACTGGTGTGCAAAAATCAGAAGCATATTACAATCGTCAAACTTTTTTGGATGTGGAGTCTGGCAGATCAGTAAGACCATCTTTTACTCGTAGTGATTATGATGCTTTTAGACCTGGAGAAGCTACTCCAATTTTTCAAAAGCGTATCATGAAACAGTGCATGATGGCCTACGACAAGGTTGGCATCGTTAGAAATGTTATTGATCTTATGAGCGATTTTGGTGCTCAGGGAATGCAGTTATACCATCCAAATCCTTCTATAGAAAAATTCTTTCGTAAATGGTTTGCTCAGGTTAGTGGTTACGACAGAACAGAGAGGTTCTTAAACTATTTGTACAGATGCGGAAATGTCGTTGTTCGACGTAGAAACGCAAAGCTTTCACGAGAAAATGAAAAAGAGATCGTTCGTGCTGCAAAAAATGAAATGATAGAGATTGAGCTACCTCAAGCAAACAGACGAGAGGTTCCTTGGCGTTATGATTTTATTAATCCTTTGGCTGTAGAGATAACAGACAGCGGAACTGGGTCATTGGGTCAACCAGAATATGTATTAAATCTATCAAAATATACCTATAATTCTTTAATTAAAACCCAGCAAGGTAATAAAAGTATATTCAATACTCTTCCAGACGACATAAAGAAAAGACTCGGAAAAGGCGACCACAAACTTCCGCTCGATCCTTCTAGTACAATGTTTTATTATTACAAAAAGGATGATTGGCAGTTTTGGGCTAATCCTATGATTTATGCAATTCTAGATGATATTAAGATGCTAGAAAAAATGAAGCTTGCTGACTTAGCCGCACTTGATGGAGCTATTTCAAATGTGAGACTATGGACTGTTGGTGATCTTGAGCATAAGATTATTCCGACTCGTGCTGCTATTGATAAGCTTCGTGATATTCTAGCTAGTAACGTTGGCGGCGGAACTATGGATCTTGTGTGGGGTCCAGAGTTACGTTTCACAGAATCGCAGTCACAGGTATATAAGTTTCTCGGAAAAGAAAAATATGATCCTGTATTAACTAGTATTTATGCTGGTTTAGGTATTCCTCCAACCCTTACTGGTGTTTCAACTGGTTCTGGTGGAGGTTATTCTAATAACTATATCTCATTGAAAACTCTTATCGAAAGACTTGAGTATGGTCGTGAGATTGTTATGAATTTTTGGAAAGCAGAATTAGAGATTGTTAGAAAAGCTATGGGTTTTAGGCTGCCTGCACAAATCCATTTTGATGCTGTTATTCTTTCCGATGAGACTACAGAACGCAAGCTACTAATTGATCTTGCGGATCGTGATATAATTTCTAACGAAACTCTTCTTGAGAGATTTGGAGAGTTGCCGCTTATCGAGAAGACTAGGGTTAGTCGTGAAGAAAGACAGAGGAGATCGGATGTGATACCTGACAAAGCAAGCCCATATCATAAACCACAGTTTAGGGACGATATTGCTAAAATTGCACTACAGAAAGACAAGGTGCAAGATAGCTTTTTAACAGATATGGGTATTCCAGTTCAGGATGCTCCAAAGCCGACACCATCTGCTCCTGTTGGTGGTCGCCCAATTAGTCAGAAGCCAGTTCAAGAAGCTGGTCGCCCAGATGGTGCTACCGATACCGAGCCACGACAAAGAAGACGAGTAAACCCAAGAACCTCTGAAGCTTCTGAAATTTTATGGGCTGTTGAAGCACAAACAAAAATATCAGATATCATGAATCCAATAATATTAAAACATTTTGGTAAGTCTGATACTCGCGGACTAAACAAAGAAGAGACATATCAATTGGATTCTCTAAAGAGTAACATATTTGCTTCCCTTAGTCTTTATGATGTAGTGGATGAGTCTCGCGTAAAGTCTATTGTAGATTCTGGCTTCACGGTTTCAAAATCTTTTTTGGACTCAGTAGATAATAATATCAAAGACTTTATTGACAATCATAATAGGCAGCCAAACACGAACGAAATAAAATTTATTCGTGCCCATTCTTTTGTATGTAATACAAAAACATGAACATTTTAGGCGTAATCTAATTTTTTGTGTAGAATGGTTTACGGGAGACATTAAATGAAAATTTATGAAACTGAAATACTTGATGGATTGGAATCTGCCTTGGCTTCCAACAATACAATCGCGTATTGTGCTCAGGCTGAAGCATATATTCCATCAGAAGAAGAAATTAAAATAACTAAAGCTGAAATTAGCGAGGCTAATCAGGATCAGATGGATCTTTTTTATCTTCGCTCTATTTTGGTTAGTACTGGCTGGAACAAAAATGATGACGTTTTTGATCCGCAGGAGTTGTGGGCCGCTAGAAAAACTCCAGAAGATAAGCCTTTCAACTATATGCATGACGAAAAAGATATTATAGGTCACATTACTGGCAATGCTGTAGTTGATTTAGATGGCAATGAAATTCCAGAAAATACAGCAGACTTACCAAGTGAATTTAATATTCTTACCACATCCGTTATCTATACTGCATGGTCAGACGTTGAACAAAAAGAAAGAATGCAGAAGATAGTTGCTGAAATAGAAGACGGTAAATGGTTTGTTTCAATGGAGTGCCTTTTCCCAGAGTTTGATTATGCTCTTATTGGAGAAGACGGAAGCTCTAGGGTTATCAAGCGAGCAGAAGCTTCAGCATTCTTGACAAAACATTTAAGAGCATATGGTGGTACAGGAAAATACCAGAACTATAAGGTTGGCAGGCTTTTAAGAAATCTAGCATTCTCTGGTAAAGGACTAGTTTCTAAGCCAGCTAATCCGCGTAGTGTAATTTTGGATGGAAACGAACTATTCGATGAATCAAAGGCGAGTGCCTTAGATATTTCTTTAATAAAGGAGAACGATATGTCCGATGTACTAAATCAGCAGATTGCTGATCTACAGAAAGACCTAGCAGAAGCTAAGGCAGCTAATGATGCTCTTCGTGGTGAGCTTGAATCAGCTAAGAGTGCTGAAACAGAAGCCACTATTGCAGAGCTAACTGAAAAGCTCGCCGCTAGCGAAACAAAGGTTGCTGAACTTACCGAAGCTACAAAGCATGGTGAGGAAAAGGTTAAGAAGATGGAAGAAGAAGTCGAGGCCGCTAAGAAAGACAAGGCCGAAATGGAAGAAGACTACAAAGCCATGAAGAAGAAGGAAGCAATGATGAAGCGTAAGGCCAGCCTTCTTGAGATTGGTCTTTCAGAAGAAGCAGCCGCCTCAACAGTTGAGGATTTTGCTGATGCTGATGATGAAGTATTTGGTCGTGTTGTTGCAACACTTCAGAAAACACTTCCAGTTGTGACAGCAGAAGAAGAGACTGAGGCTGTTGAAGTAGTAGCAGCAGAAGAAGTTAAGCTCGATGAAGAAGTTGATTCTTCAGAGGCTTCTGAGGATGATCTAGATACAGTTGAGGAACCAGAAGCTGCCATTGCTGAAGTTGTAGTAGAAGATGAAGTAGAAGTACTTCGTTCAGCTGCTTCAGAATGGTTTGGTTCCGTTCTAAAGTCAAATAAGTAAGAATTAACTTTTAAAAGGAGATTTCATAATGGCTCTAAAAACAGATCGTAGTACACTACAGACAGATATTTCATTCTTTATGAATGAAGCTGCTACAAGAGGTGGTGTTGTTTCTCTTAGCACTGGTGGTTCTGGTGCCGCTATGGACCAGGGTGCAGCTCTTGTAACATATTCAGCAGTACCATCAGGTGCAGTACCAGTTGGTCTACTTGTAAATGATATGGTCAATATCGACCTTACTCGTCAGCATCTCAACCAGCATAAGGATGAGGTTCAGAAGGGCGGCAAGGTAACACTCCTAACCAAGGGTTGGGTTGTAACAAATTCACTAGAGGGCACAGATCCAGCAGCTGGCGATCCAGCTTATCTTGCTCATAGTGGCAACCTTGCAGCTTCAGATCTTTCTAGTGACGACTCAGACGCTGATGGTTCAACCCGTCTAGTTGGTCGTTTCCTTTCTGGTCCAGACCAGGATGGTTATGCTAAGGTATTTATTGACCTTCCAAACACAAACCTATAAGTTATAAATAAAAAAGGAGATTAACAAGATGAACAATAGACCAACACCAGAGTTTCTTGATCTACTTCGTAGGTCAGGTAGCTCAGACAAGACAGTCGCTATGGCCGCACAGCGTGAAGTTGCTAAGGCTCTAGAGACTCCACTACGTAAGGGCGTTCTTTTTGGTGATATTGTAACCAATATCTACGAAGCTATGCCACTAGAGCCAGGAGCTTCACCAGAATTCCCACTCGATCTTCTTGCCCCAGGCACAGAGATGGAGCATGTTGCCTATACTAACCCAGGTAACGGCAGAATTCCAGAACGTCATGTAGAAGGTGATTATGTCATGATTAATACTTATGGCATTACATCTTCAATCGACTTCCTTCTCAAGTATGCCCGTGAGGCAAATTGGAATGTAGTCGCTCGTGCCATGCAGGTTCTAGAATCATCATTCACCAAGAAGATGAACGATGATGGCTGGCACACAATTCTAGCTGCTTGTGTTGACCGCAACATTCTCGTCTATGACGCTGATGCTGCTGCTGGCCAGTTTACCAAGCGTCTAGTAAGCCTCATGAAGACTGTAATGCGTCGTAATGGTGGCGGCAACAGCGTAACAGCTAATAGCCGTCTAACCGACCTTTACCTCTCACCAGAGGCTGTCGAGGATATCCGTAACTGGGGTGTTGATCAGCTTGATGAGCAGTCTCGTCGTGATATCTATGTTGCTGCCGATAACGGCCCAGCTATCACTCGCGTATTTGGTGTTAACCTAGTTGACATCTTTGAGCTTGGTGATGGCCAGGAGTATCAGACTTACTTTACCAGCGATCTTGGCGGTTCACTCCAGTCAAGCGACGTTGAGCTTGTAGTTGGTCTTGATCGTTCCAGCAACGATAGCTTTGTAATGCCAGTTAAGTCTGAAGTTGAGGTCTGGGAGGATGAAACACTCCACCGTCACCAGCGTCAGGGTTACTATGGCTGGGCAGAGCTTGGCTTTGCCGTTCTAGATAACAGAAGAGTCCTTGCTGGTTCATTCTAAGTCTAGACTTAGCTATGCAAAAGGGAGAAAGCCACTCCATTCTCGGGGTGGCTTTTTTCTTAGTTTTTGTGTAATATACTATGGTGTGCAAACTAACCAGGAGGTATATACATATGTTATTCGGCACGTTTGCCTTTGCAGAAACGGCGTTTGCTGCCGATAGATTAATTACTGGTACTTTCCCAATATTTCCATTTAATCAACATACGTTGACTTTTGTTATGTCCCTTAATTTTGAATCTGGGTTTAGCTTGAGCACGAATACGCTTACAGATTTTGATGGGTTAATCAATACGGGTTTTGACATAGAAGGACAAATAAATACGCAGCAGGATCATAATGGTAAAATCAATAGGCAGTTTGATTATAACTTCGTAAGATAAGACTAGGATACATTAATTATGGGATTCAAAGTTGCTGATAGAGTAAAAGAAACCATAACTGCTGCTGGAAGTGGCGATATAACACTTGCTGGGTCAGCTGCATCTGGTTTTCAATCTTTTGCTTCTGGAATTAGTAATGGCGATTACACGTTTTATGTTATTGAAGAAAATGCTAAATGGGAGGTTGGTTACGGTCAATTTATTGATAATAAACTAACAAGAGATAAAATATTTGATAGCTCTGAGGGTGGTTCTAGAATTGATCTCGCAGGCGAAACTAGCGTAACAATTACCTATCCAGCAGAGCGTTCAGTTTATCTTGATGAGTCTTTAAATACTGTAGCTGGATCTGGTTTAAAATTTACAAATGATGAAGCCGTATTAGATACTAATAACGGCTTTTTGTATTGGGATGATAACAAACTAGCTTACGATGAAGATCTTGTTTATGTTTCTGGACTTGCTGTAAACGCAGAAGAAACACTTGAAATAGAATATGTTTCAGGTGTTGCTATTTATGCTTCTGGCGAAGTAGACAAATTTAGTAACTATAGTAATGTCACATCTTCTGTGAATGTTGAAATACAGGACAATTTGTTGTTTATAGATTCAAGTAGTTCTGACATAAATGTGTATATGCCTTTAGCAACTGGAAATGGTGGAAAACAACTTAAAATTAAGTGGATTGAAGGAGTAAATACTGTTAATATTTTGCCTAGCGGTTCTGAAACCATAGACGGTCAAAGTTCTTTAGCTATGCATCATTTATATGAGTCTATAACACTAAGCTCAAACAATACAAACTGGTTTATCACATAACGGAGGTTTCTAAATGGCATATCATCCATATACCCCATTCCATAATAATAGTGGAGTAACATTTTTTGGTGCTAATCCATCAGAACCAACATATGTTTCATCTTCTGATTTTGTATATAATTCTGGAACATCAAGTTTATCTGTCCCGAATTTAATAATAGCTAGCAATGGTTATATTGGAAGTGCTGGTGATCCAGACGCTATTTCTATTGCGGCAAATGGTAATACGGTATTCTCTCAAAATGTAAGCGTTAATGGTAATTTTACTGTTAATGGTACAACAACCACCGTTAATTCTACAACTGTGACAGTTGAAGATCCTATTATTACTCTTGGTAGTGGTGCCCCAACTACTGACGATAATAAAGATAGAGGTATTGCTTTTAACTGGTATGACGGTGTTGCAAAAACTGGTTTTATAGGATTTGATGATAGTGCTGGTAAGTTTACTTTCATACCAGAAGCCAAAATTGAGAATGAGGTTGTAACATCTGGCACTGCTGGTATTCTTGTTGCTGACTTAGAGGGTAATGCCGATACGGCTACTGATGCTGATCAGCTAGATGGCCAGCATGGTTCATATTATCTTGATTGGGGCAATTTTACAAATAAGCCAGATCCTACTGTCACAGTAGAGCTAAATGGTGATGTAAATGGTACTGGAACTTATGTTTGGACAGATCTTAGTGGTAATCCAACAATTACCATTTCTACTGAAATTGGCGACAATACAATTGTTTTGGGCGATGATACTGAAGGTGATTATGTAGCAAGTATTGATGTTGATGGCACTGGTCTTTCAATAGATGAAACAAGCGGTGAAGGATCAACTCCAGTTATCACAAGCAATGCAACGCCAGTAAGTACTACCGGCACTCTTGTTGCTAGAGACACATCTACTGGTGGATTTTCTGCTGGTGATGTAGTTCTTACTAAACTTAATGTTGATAATATCCAGATTGATGGAAATACTATTTCTGCTACTAATACTAATGGCAACATTATTATTAATCCAAATGGCAATGGTGCTTTGCAGGCCGATGCTGGTGGAGATGCTAGAGGTAATAATGCGGTTGATTGGCAGATGGTTAGGGCAACTGGTACGCAGGTGGTTAGTGGTGCTTGTTCAGTTATTGCTGGCGGGTCTGATAATACGGCTAGTGAAGGTTATTCAACAGTAGGTGGTGGATTTCGTAATTGTGCTAGTCAATGGTATTCAACAGTAGGTGGTGGCTATGGTAATATAACAAGTGGTGCTTCCTCAATAGTTGGTGGAGGAGCAAACAATTGTGCTACTAATATTTATTCCAGTATAAATGGTGGAGAAAAAAATACGGCAAGCGGATTTGGATCTTTTGTTGGTGGTGGACGTTGTAATACTGCTAGTGCGTGTCTTTCAACAGTAGGTGGTGGATGTTGTAATACTGCTAGTGGATCTTATTCAACATTAAGTGGTGGAAAAAATAATTGTGCTACTGCATGTTGCTCAACAGTTTCCGGTGGTGTTGGAAATACAGCAAGTTCTTATAGTGCTACTGTTGGCGGTGGTAGCAATAATCAAGCTATATGTAGATATTCCAATGTTGGCGGCGGTATAAATAATTGTGCCTGGGGAGATTATAGCTCAATTAATGGCGGATGGGGCAATAAGGCATGTGGTGATTGTTCATTTATCGGTGCCGGTTACTTTAATTGTGCATGTTCTGATCATTCAACTGTTGTTGGAGGTAGATGCAATACAGCTTGGACAGAATATACTTTTGTTGGTGCTGGTATTAGCAATAGGGCCAACAGTACTTATTCAGCAGTAGTTGCCGGTAGTGGAAATGCAACTTGTGCATCTTATGGTTTTATCGGTAACGGTTTTTCCAATTGTGCTGGTGGATGCAGTGCCGTTGTTGGTGGACACGATAATAATGCAATTACGGGCAGTTTTATTGGTGCTGGGTGCTGTAATTATGCTAGTAGCAATTCTGTTGTTGCTGGTGGCTGCAACAATAGAGCACAAACAACTTTTAGCACTATTGCTGGAGGTCAAAATAATCTTGCTAGCTGTGGAAATACTTTCATCGGAGGCGGTAGGCAAAATTGTGCTTTAGCAAATTATTCCACCGTTAGTGGTGGCTATAGGAATTCAGCAAGCGGTGTTTACTCTTCTATTGCTGGCGGAAAATCAAACAGTCTTACAGGAGACTATAGTTTTGCTGTTGGTAATTCAAATACTGATTCTGGTTATGATTATGTTAACCTTTTGGGTTATGATCTTACAGCAACTCAAGGCCACACAACCTATGTTGAAAACCTCATTGCTACAGGGGTTGTAACAGCAAATGAGTTTGTTGGTGATCTTACTGGAAACGCTGATACTGCCACCACAGCAGTTGACGCTTCTGGTTTAACAAGTGCCGTAACAATTCAAGTAAGCGATCAAGTATCGGGAAGTGCTACTTTCCAAGATGCTGGAGATACTGCTAATATTGCCGTAAGTCTTACTGATGCATCAATCACTGGTCAAACTCCATTCTCTGGAACAGTAGATGGTGCTAATGATTACCTACTGATGTATGATGGTAGTGATGGCCTTAGAAAGATTTCAGCCCAAGAATTTGTTGGGGATCTTGATATTGTAACTTCATTTGAGGTTACTGATGGAACTACAACAGTTCAAATTAATCAAGATGAGGCGTTAACATTCTCTGATGGAACTGGGGCTGAGTTTGTTGTAACAGATGTTGGCGGTCAACCAACAGTTACAGTTAATAGTGTAGATAGCGAGATTGTTCATAGTGGTCTTAGTGGTTTTGTTGCAAATGAGCATATTAATCACTCAAGCGTTACATTTACCGCAGGCTCAGGCATTAGTGGTGGTGGCGACCTTACCACCAATAGAAGATTTGATATTGATATTAGTGAATATTCCACAACAGCAGTTGGTGCCGGTGATAGCTTTTTAATGCTTGATAATGATGGATCTACTGAACAGCGTTCAACAGTAGATCAACTTGGCACCTATATGGCTGGCACAAATATCACTAACACCGCTGGTGTTCTTAGTGTTCCAGATTCAACAATTGATGGTGTTGTTTTTGAAACAGCTAACTTTGTTGATAGTGATACTGTGGACTTTACTGTTACTGCTGGTATTAGTGTTACAGCAATTGTTAAAGATCTTAGTATTACTGAAGGTAAACGTTCTAGAACAATTGATACTATTTCAGTAAACGCTACTGGTGTTAATGATGTTACCTTAATTGATGCAACTTCTAATAATGTAACTTTCTATCTACCAGAGAATGCTACAGCGGGAAGAGTCATGGTCGTGAAGAGAAAAGATGGTAGCAGTAATAACGCCGTTATTTCAAGAGACGGTAATGATAGTATTGACACAGATTTTACAACAGTTCAGCTTTATCATAAAAATGAAACCATGACGTTCGTTAGTGACGGATCAGATTGGTGGAGTATCTAATAGACGGAGAAAATAAGGAATGGAAAGTTTAACACTACAGCAGGGCGGCTCTATTATAGGCTCTGGCGATGCCGTAGGACAAATCCAGTTCGCGGCACCGTCAGAATCTGATGCTGGAGCATCTAGGTATATCATAGGTCAGGTATATGCATATGCAGAAGGAGCTTTCAACGCCTCTTCCAATCCTGCATCTCTTATATTCGCTACATCTGCGGCGGATAATCTACCTGCGTCTGGTAAATTGAAAGTCTCTCATGAGGGTCACTTTCTTCCTTTACAGGATAATGTATATGATCTTGGTTCATCTTCCGAGAGATTTCGTCATTTATATGTAGCTGATACTGTTGTTAGCCCCACTGGCGAATTAAGTTATTTATATTTTGATACTACTGTAGGTGATGTTGATCAAGTTGCTGGACAATTAAATTGGAATAGTGAGGCTGGTAGTTTAGACCTTGGCTTAACTGATGATCTTACTATACATCTTGGTCAAAGCGTACTATTTAGAGTCAAGAATTCAACAGGAAGCACTATCACTAAAGGTGAAGCAGTATATGCAAGTGGGGTTTTAGGCGGCGGTCAAATTATTCAAGTCGCACCGTTTGCTGCTGATGAAAGCGTAGATGAGGTAAGATTTATCGGCTTAATGACTGATGACCTTGCTAATGGAGAAGATGGGTTTGTAAATCATTTTGGTCATATTAAGAATGTTGACCTTCGTACATCTAACACTGCTTTAAATCCAAATGGTGAAACTTGGAATATTGGGGATATTCTTTTCGTAGATGATTCATCTGCTGGAGGTCTTACCAAAGTTCAGCCTAAAGACGATATTTATGTTGCCTTTGTTTTAGCTGATGGGCAAAATGGTGAATTATTTGTTAGAATAACAGATCCAGGCCACATTAATCAGCTACATGATGTAGATACTAGCGGCGTAGCCGATAATAACTTTCTTGTATGGAATAGTGGCACTGATGTATTTGAACCTAGTAGTGGGTTATATTATGTTGATGGGGAACTTGGAATTGGTACAAACGCTCCAAATGCCACACTTCATGTTTACTCTGCAACAAGCGGAGATAATGTTTTTAACGTAGAGGGCACCAATGGTTCTCTCTTTGGAGTTACGGATAATTTAAGTGGCGTTCTTATGAGCGTCAATACAATTGCTGGTTTACCTGTTCTTGAAGTCAACAGCGATTACTCCGTAACCGCTGGTAGATTTAACCAGAATGATTTCGTCATTTCCTCTGGTGGAAATGTCGGTATTGGCACTGATTCTCCAGAATCTAAGTTACATGTCAATAGTTCTAGTAGCGTTAATTTAAAATTATCTGCCGGTGCTAATTCAGATAGTTCTATTACATTTGATGGAGATTATGTTTGGCAAATCCAGAATGACGGAAATGGTAGTATTGGTGCAGCAGATGCTTTAAATATTTATGGACCATCTAATCCTCTTCTCACTTTAACAACTACAGCTAGAGTTGGAGTGAAAGAAACAAACCCTCAACAGTCTTTACATATAACTGAAGGTAATGTTAGAATTGAAAAAACAACAAATCCAACATTAGAATTCCATGATACTGCCGCTGTTGCTGGTTCAATTAAATTAGATACAACCAATGATAATATTGTTGTTTCTCATGTAGACGGAGGAAGTAACCAGCTTGTTATTGCTAGCAACTCTGGCGTAGGTTTTGGTACAAACTCACCAACTGCAACACTTCATGCATACAGTCCAGTACCAAGTAGCACAGTATTCAACGTAGAGGGTACAAACGGCTCACTATTTAGTGTTGTAGATAATCTCAGTGGCGTTTTAATGAGCGTCAATAACAATGCGGGTTTGCCTGTGTTTGAGGTTTACGATGACGACTCCATCATCGCTGGACGATTCGCCCAGAATGATTTCGTCGTCAGTAGTGGTGGCGATGTTGGAATAGGCACAGATTCGCCAGTGAGTAAACTACAAGTTAACGGAACGATTACCGCAACTGGTGGCGACTCTGATGAATGGAATGAGGCTTACGATTGGGTAAGTGCGTCTGGTGGATTACCGTTCGCTTCTGGAACTGGAAGTACTGGACACGTAGCATTCTGGACAGATACTAATCAATTGTCTTATGATAATGGTCAGCTATATTGGGATTCTACTAATAATAGACTCGGAATTGGAACATCTTCACCATTAGAAAGCATAGAAGTTCATGGAAGTCCAGATGCAGATTTAGATATGTTTTCTTATGGTACAGATTGTACCACTTTTCATATTGGTAGAGCGGCAGGAACAAAGGATAATCCAGAACTTTTAACTGGTAGTTGTTCTTTATTTACTATGGAGGGTATGGGGTATGATGGAAATATTTTCAGAAAATCAGCCTTTATTGGAATGAGATTAGACGGAACTCCTACTTCAGGAAATGTTCCTTCTCAAATAAATTTTGGCACCAACCCAGGAACTTTGTCCTATCCAGCAACTAGGATGACTATTAGAAAAGACGGAAAGGTTGGAATAGGTACAACTAATCCATCTTATACTCTAGATGTTACTGGTTCTGGTAATTTTACACAAAACCTTAGTGTTGGTGGTGATGCCAATATCATTGGAGATGTTATAGTTGGAGGAAATGTCACAGTAAATGGCACCACAGTTTCCGCAAATGTTGACACAATGGAAGTTGCCGATCCTATCCTTACATTAGGACTCTCAAGCGGCAATATTGTCACAAAC